AAGAAGAGAAAAAAGCAGAGAAGAAAGCAGAGAAGAAAGCAGAGAAGAAAGCAGAGAAGAAAGCAGAGAAGAAAGCAGAGAAGAAAGCAGAGAAGAAAGCAGAGAAAAAAGAGAAGAAAACTATTTCTATAGAAGAAAAAGTTAAAGATGATACACTTGAATTTATTGCTTCTGAAGTTTCTATTTCTACTTGTACTGTTTTAACTAATTTAAATTCTAAATTAAATCTTGGACTAATTAGTAGATTTATACCTATCCACGACCAACTTTCAAAAGAATTAGATGAAAAAAAAGGAGGGATTTATAATTTAGAATTTTATGGTAATTGTGCACGTGGAGAAACTCTTATTGATAAAATTAAAGATGAATTTAATAATCAAGCCACTATAAAATTTAAATATTGGGGATTTCGTAATGTTAATGTTAAATTTTTTGCCAATGGAAAATTACAAATGACGGGTTTAAAATATGAAGATGAAGCAAAAGAAATTGCACGATTATTAATTGATATAATTAATGACATTACAGTATCTATTAAACCATCTATTAAAAGTCTTAAAACTATAAATAAAACATATGATTTTCAATTAGTCTATGATGAAGATACAAAAGAAGTATTTTATTATAGACAGTATTATGATCGATTTTTAATTCCTTATGAATTTGATACTGATATTATTTATAATGATAGTATTTTATTTACTGAAAATGAGATTGAACACGAGATTGAACACGATATTGAACACGAGATTGAAAATGAAATTTTAAATCAAAATGATACTTATATTAATACATTAAATTATACACCTAGCACTATAAAAGATTTAAAAGAATTGACAAAAAAACACGTCAATTATAATCGTAAAAATTATATAAAAGAACTTCATGATGTTTATAATGACACACTTGAAGAAAAAAATATTTTATTCTTAAAAGATAATAATTGGTATGGTGATAATGCTATTAAACAAATTATTTCTAAAATTGAACATTTAAAATATTATTTTATATTTGAACTCGAAACATCATTAATTAAAAGCAATACGTTAGTTGATATTAAAAAAAATATTGAACTCTTAATGAAAAAATATACTAACTTTAAATTTTCACAACTAGATAAAATTTTAGGAGATATTCATAAAAACCTATATGCTAATAATGAAGATACTATTCATAATCTTAAAAATACTATTTTTAAATTTAATAAACAATATTTAATATTATTAGAAAAAACAATTAATCGTCTTGTTAATATTAGAAGTTTAGATATTCAAATCTGTAATTATGTTAAACATTATTTGATGAATGAGGAGGTAGTGAATGAGGAGGTAGTAAATGATACTACAATTACAATACCATTAGAAAAATTAGAATTAATGAATACTATTATTACCGAACCACATAATTATAAAGTGAGTGGAACACAAACTGTATTAATTAATAGTGATTTATCAATTAATCATAATATTGATTTAAAACGATTATCTAAACTTTTAAAAAAAGAAGGTTTCTTTAATACATATGAACCTGATGATTATCCTGGTGTTTTAACAAAATACTATTTTAACGCTAATAATAATATACAAGGTATATGTAATTGCCCTACTCATTGTTCTACACTTGAAAAACATTCTATTTGCACTAAAATTACAATATCTATCTTTAGACCTGGTAGTATTATTATTACAGGAGCACGTAATACAGTTCATCTAATGACAGCACACGATAAAATATTAGATATTTTAAAAACAAATCTTAAAAAAATAAAAGGTGTTGAAAATGAAGATGATAATAAACAAATTGCTATTTTAAATAATGAATTTAGAAAAATTTCAAAAAAAACAAGACTCTTCTTTATTAAAAAAGAACAAATTGATGATTATGATAAAATTGCGAAGGTCTAATAATTGCGAAGGTCTAATAAGTTATTATTTTGTAAAAGTTGTTTTATTTACAAACAATAATTAATAAATTTACCATATTCTGTTTTTATTTTTTCCCAAACGTGTTTTGGCATTTTATTTACCATATTTAATTTTAAAAATTTACCGTATTCATTACTCATAAATAATTCATGATACATTATTATATGTGGTTGTGGTTTGTCTTCTATAAATGAATCACTATTTATTTTTGCTAATTTTTTCTTTTCAGCAAAACAAGACTCATAAACATCTTTATAACCATTCTTTAATTTTGCTAAATTTATAAAATTACCTATACCTAATGACATCATTATATTATCTTCTTCATTGTCAAAACGTTTTACATTGGGTTCTAATTTTTGTAATTCTTCCTCTTTACGTATTCTACGAATAAATCCTCCCTCTTGCTCTTTTACTTCTTGCTCTATGATTTCTGATGATGATTGTAATGATGATAAATCAGGGTCTTGTTCTAATGTATCTAAAACTTCATTTACTTCTATCATACTAACACGTTTTTTATCGGCTCTTGATAATTCTTTATAAGGTTTTCTAGATTGATAAGGATTTAATGCCGTTTGTAATGTTCGGTATAAATCACCACTTGTTTTTCTAACTTTAGCCATTTTTCTAGAATTAACATAATGTTCTCTACACCATTTAGTTAAAGATGGACTACTCTTAATATCATATTCATTATCTTCGTCATCTAATGTAAATTCTTCTTCACTTATAGTATTTATTTCTAATTTAGATTGTTTTTCTAAATTAGATTGTATTGTTTGTTTATTATCTTTCTCTTTAGTTTCTTTATCTTCTTTTACTTTTAAAGCAAATGCTAAATACATTTTATAGGCTTTTAACAATGACATATAATCACCATACGAATGTTTATAAGATTTCATTACTTTTTTATATTTTTCTGCTTCTTTTTTATTCCATTCATTTGATTTCTTTTTATCAGGTCTATGGGGTGTAAATATACTATCCAATCTACCATCAGCAATGACCGACAACGCAACAATATCACATACTGAACGAGAACAGCCATAAAAATGAGATGCTATTAATGAACGAGCACTATTTGGTTCTAATACTCTAAATTTAGATAAAGCAAAACCCATTGGTGTTATTTTACCATCATTATTTATATTTGTAATGGCTCCTAAAGCATAAAGAGTATTCAATCCATCACTTATAAAGTTTTCGTGAGGTGGAGATATAAATTCATCTAAAAATACTCTTAATTTTTTAACTGTATTAATATCTGACATTTTTAATAAATCTAATAAAGTCATTGTTATATTTTCTTTTTCTATTGATGGTGTTGGATATTCTTGAAACCCTTCTAAATCATCTTCATCATAAAGATGGATACAATATCCCATTTGTGTCCTACCTACACGTCCCTTACGTTGTTCTACAGCACTTTGGGCTATATTACTTTCTAATAATCTTCTAACTCGCATTGTTGGTTCATAAGAAGAAGTATATTCTAATCCAGAATCAATAACATATATAACTCCATCAACTGTTAATGATGATTCAGCAACATTTGTTGTAAATACAATCTTTCTTGAATAAGGATACCCATTATCATCTTTTAATAATTTATATGCATGTTCATCTGTTGCTAAATTTTCTTCTTTTTTTGATGTTTTACCATCTAATATAGCACAATATGGATTTATTTGATATTCAGGTGGTATTATTTTTGTTTTTGATTGTGAATTTTTTCTTGATTGACTTATTGATTTTCTTGATTGACTTATTGATTTTCTTGATTGACTTATTGATTTTTTTGTTTGACTTATTGATTTTTTTGTTTGACTTCTTGATTTTTTCTTTGTTTTTTTAATAAATTGTTTTCTAAAATTACTCATTTCTCTATTAAGACTATCACGTAATTGATTACCATCACTTTTTGATTTTATAAATACCATTATATCGCCACTAGGTGTCTTTTTTAATAATTTCATCAATAGTTCAATAGTAAATGCTTTCCAATCACGTGGTCTAGGGAAAAATTTAGGTTTGATTGGATAAGATGTCTGAATTCCCGCGTCGATTTCACCAAACTTATATAATGATTTTGGAAAATAATTATTAAATTTTTCTATATTTACAGTAGCACTCATAATAATCACTTTTAAATCTTTTCTTTTCATACAGGCTTTTTTTAATAATAATAAAAGTAAATCAGTTTCTACACTACGTTCATGAACTTCATCTACAATAACACACTTATAATTACTTAATAAAGGGTCTGAACCTGTAATACTAGATATTAAACTCCCTGTGGTAGTAAATGTAAGTTTTGTTTCAATACCATTTTTATTTATTTCTTTACCATCTTTATAAAAATAACCTACATGCTCTCCTATTTTAACATCCATACATTGAGCAACAAATTCAGCATTTTTTCTAGTTAATATTTTTTTAGGTATAGTACATATAATATTTTCTTTATAATCAAAAGCGTGAAGAGCAATACGTGGAATTAAAATTGTTTTACCTACACCTGTTCCTGCTTTTGCTAATGTAATTTGGTTTTTTTCTATACTTTCTATAATAGCATCTTTATTTTCATATACTAATTTAGTTGTCCATATTTTTGCTAAATTTATATATGTTGCTGGTAATTTATTTATTATTTCATTACTATATAAATTTTGATAAGGTTCATTCGTTAAAGGATTATTATATAAACCATTAGGGTCATACAATCCTATATTTTTACTAATAGTATATTCTTTTTTAGATGACATTCCTTTTATTATTTATTATTTTTATTATTTTTATTATTTTTATTATTTTTATTATTTTTATTATTTTTATTATTTTTATTATTTTTATTATTATTATAATGATATATTTTAATTATAATTATTTTGTGTATAATTATAATAGTTTTGTATATTATTATAATAGTTTTTATAAAAAATGGTAAAAATTAGAAACCTGTATAAACTTGATTTTAATATTTTACTTTAAAAATGTTAAAAAAATAATAAAACGGAAATTATAATAATAATCATAAAAAAATTGTTTTTATTAATAATAATATAAATATATAATTTCAAAAAAACTTAAATTTTGAATTGAAAAATGTGTGACTGTGACTCTGACTGTGACTTGGAAGTAAAAATATATGATTTATTTTACGGTGCTGTTGGGAGTAATCCATTTTTTAATCCCGAAGATGAGGATTGTTACCCAGAAAATCTGGAAGGTTGGATTATGACTCGTGAAGAATTTAGTCCTCTTTGCCCACATCCTGGACGAGAAATTGGATTACGTTTAGCAAGTCATGATATTAATGGAATTCCTCATTGGAACACAGAATCAGATGAATATATTAAGAGTTTCAAGGAAATGAGTCTAATTGAACCATATTATAGTATGCACCCTATTACAATGTTATGCTGTAATAGCGAAACACATAAGTTACAGATGGCTACAATTCCAAAAGACTATCCTGTTACGTTTCGGGTGGGTCAGTTTGTTGATGGCGACTTTCAAATTGTAAAGTATTTACAATATACCGAAAATGGAAGTTTGCGTCATTATACACGAAATTAAAACATATTTTTAACTTTATGTTTTTAACTTTATGTTTTTTTTTATAATTTAATATTATATTAAATAACAAAAAATACAAACAATATGGCGTATAAAGAAGCACCTACTATTTTTTCTAGTTTAGTTGATTTATAAATTAACTTCTTTAATTGATTTATATTCGACATTATGTGATTCTTTATAGATTATATATTTTATTATAGTTTATAAAAATTGATTTTGTTTAATTTATATTTTTATTATCATTATAACTTATAATACAGTTAATAAATTTTAATATATTATTATAGTCTAATACAATTTATTATTATTAATTATCTATTAGGTTAAGTATTATTAACAAGTAAAAATGGATACTACAGAGATTAGCACTTATACTAAATATGGTGTTAAACAACACGAATATGATGTTCATAAATACGTCTATAATTTAAAATTAGAAAATGTTAATGTACCTAAAATTATTAGTTATGATAAACAAAAAGAAATTATGGTTATGCATAAAATTAATGCTCTGAATTTATCAGATATGTTTGGTGAAAAATCTTCTGATATTGATGAATACTATTTTGATGAAATACGCACTATTATTCAAACACTATCGGATAATGGTATTGAATATCCTGATATTACAGGTTATAATTTTATAGAACATGCTAATAAAATATGGATTATTGACTTTGAACACGCTCATATTCGCGATACTTTTGTTGATAAATTCATTCAAGGACGTAATAAATGGAACCCTCGGTTTGCTTAAATAGATTATATTACGCTAGTTTCTTGCTATTATACACTTATTATACTATTTTATTAATTTGTTATTTTACAATTTACACTGCTTTATATATACTTTTACACTTATTCTTACTTTTAATTTTTTTTATTTATTATATTCTTATTTCATGTATTCTTATATTCTTAGTATTCTCTTTATATATATATTATTATTTATTATTTATTATAGTTATAGATATAGTTATTATTATAGTTATTATTATATTATTATAGTTATTATTATTCTAGTAGTGTTATTATATAGTATAGTAGTGTTATTATAGAATATATTAGTAGTGTTAGTATTAGTAGTAGTATGTGTTTCAGTTTTTGTAAAGTTTTCCTACGCGTACGCGTGCGCGCCTCCCCCCCGCAAAATAAGAAATTGTAAAAAAAACTGTAAAACTGTAAATAATACGCCTAAAATATGTAAAACACAACTATATACAAATGGATAAAGTTTATGGATAAAAGATAATAAAATATACTAAAATATATAAAATACACTAGAATATATATGTAAACACATACATATCATAAGACAAAAAAAAACAACAAAATCCTTATCCTGTGTTATAACCAATAATTGTATATTAATGAGTGTATTTTATACAAACATACGATATTATGTATCAATTGTTGCATTTTTTTGTCATTTTGTTGAAGTGTAAATATACATATATACTGGTGTAAAATGCAAAAAACTGTTAAAAATAAATCAAAACTTTATCTTGCGGGGAGAAATTGAAAAGGGAAAAAAAAAAAAAAAAAAAAATAAAAAAATAAAAAAATAAAAAAAAAAAAAAAAAAAAAAAAAAAAAAATAAAAAAAAAAAAAAAAAAAAAAATAAAAAAAAAAAAAAAAAAAAAAAAAAAAAATAAAAAAAA